ATCTCCGCGGCAACAAACGTTAATCGCTAACAAGCATGGGGGGGATGCAAAAAATTTTTACTTCGGCGGAATCGTTCGACGCATTAGCGCGACACCTTCCGCCGTTAATTTATCGCTATCCCTGTCGTGCAGCTTGTTGTGAGCCGCTCGACTAACTGCTATCAGGTTCCATGGCGCGAACGCATACTCTGGAAACTCATCCACCGGGTAAATGTGATGCACCAGATCAGCCGGTACAGATTTTCCGTATCGTTTGGACAGCTGGCACCGGTACCCGTCACGCCTCATTACCTGTGCGCGTAAACGTTCCCAGCGCCTAGCCTTGTAGTCAAACATAGATCACACCACCCTTACCCTCTCCCCCGTTCATCGTGCCCGGCGCTGGACTTGCACCAACCATAGGGGCTACACCCCGCCGCGCATGTGGGGCAAGGCCCCCCGGCCCTGCCCCGGTAAAGGAATGGAGGAGATAGAAATGGAAGAATCCCACGAGACTGCACACTATGGAACCCATGTATATTATATCACACCGATGGCTGTAAACAAAATCTCATGTACCAAATTATTGAATTAGTTTAGCATCCCGTGGCACCCCATGCCTGCACATGAACCAGGTTGAACCAGGCTGCCCCGATACACCAACCAATGCACCAACCCAGCCCAGACCTTCCAGGCCATACACCAACTCGTACACCAACTCAGCCCAGACCTTCCAGCCCACGCCGGGCCAGGTGGAACAAAACGGACGAAAGGCACAAGGGTTTCTTATAAACCCCTATATAAGGCGGTATATTAGTCTATATCCGTACTATATACTCTATTTACCTATTTAATTATTTATTTGTTCCTTTTGTTCCTTTTGGTACAGTATAGATGGAAAGCCTTGAGCGCCAACGGTTTGAGCTATGCCCCTGGGTGGAACAAGACCCCCGGAACAAGGGACGAACGGAACAAGGCTGGTGTTCCGCCCAAGAACGGCCCGGAACAAGGAACAAGGAACAGGGACAGACCCGGCGTGTTCCCGGCTCTTGTTCCTGTTCCTTGTTCCACGATTCGGCCCTGTTTCATGTGCCCACAATGGGGTGCTTCCATTTTAATTCACGGGCAGAGATACGATATTTTTTCTGCTCATTAGAAGCCCGATTGAAGTATGCTTGTACCCCGTCCGGGTGCGTGAAAATGTCATCGCCGTTTAGAACGATACCATAGTAAATGATATAACCGTTATGTCCGGGGATTCTATGATAGGTTGCGTTCTCCGTTTCTACCCCATAGAATCCTCTGGTACCGTGTTCGTAGATAGGGACATATACTTTCATAGTGTCCTTCCTTTCTGCCCTGCTGGGCTGTTACCGGCTCAGCGCCTCACAGATAAAAGATCTTCGCCGGTCCGGGATGTAAACGAAAAGGGTAACGTCGCGCTCTCTGTCTCGCATATCGTTGGAGCAGATTTCGCACTTGACCGTGATAAAGCCAAGCGCGCCCTCTGTCTCATGGTAGCCGTAGCCGGTGAGTCTGGAGTCCTTGCCGTCGCGTTTCTGCGCGAACTTCTCAACTTTCTTGACCTCGCTTCTCAGCAGCCCTTCAAATCCCTCCATCACATTTCTTCTGGGGAAGGTGATGATCTTGGTCTCAACTTCGGCTTCTTCGGTGGGTTCCTGAACTTCGGGCATTTCTTCCTTGTCCGCGCTCAGAGCGGGGCACATGGAGTAACGGCCCACGGGGAAGATGGTCTCAGCGTTGCGGTCTTCAGAAACCTGGGCGTTCACACGGCAGGTCTTGGTTTCCGTTCCGTCGTTGATGGTGATGGTTTTGGCGGTGCGCTTGGTAACGGTGTAGGTCCAAACACAGTTACGGTCGCAAGGGCTTGTCATGGTATAGGTTTTTCCAATCTCGAACTTCTTCATAGCTATCTTCCTTTCCGCCTTTCGGCTGTCCGTTTCCTTTACTGTGATTACATTGTACACCTGTTTGTACAATAAAGCAATAGACACATTGTACAAATTCTTGTACTGTTTCCTGTGCGCTTTGACAGAGATTTGACAGGCTAATAACAGCTAAAACATGCTAAAATATGCTAAAACCTGCTACCACGGAATCCCCATATACCTACGCAAAAATCCCGTGAAACCATTGGCGTTCAACGGTTTCACGGGATTTACTGTACCCGTTTATCAGATTTTTACCCCCACCTGCCAGAGGTGGAAGAAACCGTTGAATTTATTCGTCTTTTGGGCCACTGACCGGATTTTGACACAAATACCTGTTGAGCCTGTCAGCGGTAGCCTGCTTGCGGCTTAGCATGATGTGGGTGTATATGTTCATCGTGGTCCGTATATCGGAGTGTCCTAACAGCGTTTGCATTTCCTTTACCCCGACACCCGCATCATATAGCACGGTTGCGTAGAAATGCCTCAGCTGGTGGGTAGTTACCGCCGTACCCCGGCCCCGTGTGCCTACGCCTACCGATATGCACCACTTCCGCCACGCGCTTTTAAATTGGCTCAGGCGTAACAGTTCACCATCCGGCCCCGGAAATACTAAGCCCTGTTTCCGATCTCCTAGCAAGGCGTCTAGTGGGGCGGGGATAACTACGTCTCGTACTCCCTGCGCCGTTTTGGGCGGCTTGGTGTGCGGGGCTTCACCGATAAACTGCACGGCCCGCCGAACGTGTATCACTCCCGCGGCCCGGTCAATATCGTCCCATTGGAGGGCTAGTATCTCTCCCCGGCGCATGCCTGTATACCCTTCCAGCGCCGCGAACAAACCGAACGGCAGGCGAAACCCTGCCCCGATCATTGCTAATTGCTCAGGCGTGGGCGGCTCTCTGGTCCCAGCTGGTAGGCCCTTGGGCATTTTGGATTGCCGGGCCACGTTGTACCTCACAATCCGTTTTCCGATTGCGTAGTCCCACGTCTGAGTTAATACATCCCGCCGCCGCTGGACTGTCCAACGGGTGTATCCACGGGCCGCGATAGCCTGTAAGAACTCCGTGATCTCATCCGGGTATATGTCCCCGATCTCCCGGCCCTGAAACCACTGTAACACGTCCCGCACGGCGGGCGCATAGTTTCCCCACGATGTGGCCTCAACCTCTTCTCTGTGCCGTTCTGCCCACTGCTCGACGATGGTACACAGCTGCATAGCCTGTGCCTGCTCCTGTTCTCGCTCCATGCTCCATGTGGCTAGCTTCCGCTGCACCTCTCGCTGTGTCCGCCCGTAGAAATACTTTGGCTTGTCCATCCCCGGCAGCTTGATTTGCTCTTGCCAGCGTCCGTCTTTCCGTTTTATCATGTTCTCACCCCTAAAATAAACAAAATTGTTAGGTTTTGTTTGCTAAAAGTTCGCTTTTCCCCAGATTCTCCAATAATTCGGCATACTACACCAACAAAAAACCCGCCTTTTTGTTGGTGTGGAGTGATATACTGGCCTCACCGCATAAGATGGAAACGGAGGTAAATAATGGATGATAGGCAAACCCTGCGCGCTATTTTGCACATGCTGGGCACCCTAAACAGTAAGCAGTTACGCCTGGTATACCTGTTCCTGCGCGGCCTGTCCGCACAGTAAGAAGACACCCCGGCCCCGTGATAGGGCCGGGGCTTTTCTTTACCCTTTTAGTTCGTCCAGCAGCTTCCGGGCTACCTGCTCTAGCATCGCCCACTCCGATTCGTCCAGCCGGGACAGCGCGGCTAGTAACCGCTGCTTGAAATCGTCACGGGCCAGCACATGGCCGAAGAACTCCGCAAGCTCTTCGTCGCGGGTCTTCTCGACAAACATCGGGCCGGTACCATTGCGTAACCATTCCTCGCTCACGTCGAACTCGCGGCAAATGTCCGCAATAGTTCGATCACTGGGAATACGTTCGCCCTTTTCCAGCATCCAAACATAATTTCTGGAAAGCCCGCCGATTCTAGCCCCGAACGCCTCTTGTGTTAGGTTATTCGTTTTGCGGGTCTGTGCTATTCGTTCGTTCAGTTTTTCCAAACTCTCACCCCTTTCCCTTGGGTACACATATATAATAGCACGACTCTCTAACTGTGTCAACTTTTATTTCAAAAAATTTTGTTCTGGGGGTTGACATAGTTAGCCCCTTGTGTTATTATAGTCTCACAGAGTTAGCAAGGGAGGTGAACAACGATGACAGATGTTGAGCGTCGAATCGCTGAGAGTTTGGCTACGGCGCTTGAGCTGTTGCCCGACAGCAAGAAAGAGTTTCTGTTGGGCTACGCTGAGGGCGTCGCGGCTATGGTCGCACGGAGGGAGGCAGACAATGGCACTGGAAATACCCGGCTACCGGGAGAATCTAGCTGACCTGTTGGAGTTTTTCGGCGGGAAACGCATCCTGACCATCACGGATATTTGCCGGTACACCGGGCATGACAGGCGGTGGGTGAAGGTACACCTGGACGTAAAACCCCGTGCGGGTGTGTCCGTGCCCACACTGGCCCGGAAACTGGCCGAATTATAGGAGGAAATACCAATGACTGCAAACTCAATCAAACAGTTCCACGATCTTGACCTGTTCGTGGACATGTTGGCCGCAGACCGGGACCACATCGACCGGGCAAAGGCAAAGGCTGAGGCCGTGCGGCTGGCCCAGGAGCAGGCCCGCAAGGCCAGACAGCACCGGGCCGCCGAACAGGCCCGCGCCACCCGGCGGATGGAGATCACCGCTAGCTCCACCGTTGCCCTGGCCGGGCTGTGGACGTTCCTGGCCGCATGGCTGGCATGAGAGGTAGAACCATATGAACAACCTGAATCTCACTATTGAGCTGTGCGCGGAAGACCGCGCCCTCCTGGACGCGATTCTCACGGCCCTGCAAGCCGTCGGGACTCCGTTCAGCCCGCCCGTGCCCTCTCAGCCCGTCGAGACGGCCCCAGAGACGCACGACGCACCCGCCCCCGTAACTGGTGGCCCTGAACCGGAACAACCCGCACAGGACACACAGGACGGCGCAGAGACGCAACACGTCACGCCTGGCATGGTGCAGGACCTGGTAATTACCCTTGCCTCGTGGGGCCACAAATCAGAGGCCCGCGAGATCGTCCAGCGATACGCCCCGCGTGTCTCAGCTATCCCGGACGCAGACCTCGACGCCGTGTATGTCGCGCTCGACGCGGTACGCCGGGCGCATGAGGGGGAAAACTGATATGGGACACGCAGACCGGGCGCATGCCCTTCTCTCAGCGTCCAGCGCTCACCGGTGGCTCAACTGCCCACCGTCTGCCGTGGCCGCTGAGTTGTACCCCCGCGAGACAAGCGAGTTTGCCGCTGAGGGTACACTGGCCCATGAGGTGGCAGAGGCCGTAGCACGGGGCATCCCCCCAGAGGATGGCCCAGATGTTACTCAGGAGATGCTAGACTGTGCCGCTGGGTACAAGCGTTATATCCAAGAGCAGACCAACGGGGAGGACTATCACCTGCTGCTAGAGCAGAGAGTGGATTTCTCCGATTGGGTACCTGGCGGGTTTGGCACCTGCGACTGTATCCTGCTACAAGATGACGTCATGGACGTGATCGACTACAAATACGGTAAGGGAGTACCTGTTAATGCGGTGTGCAACCCGCAACTCATGCTGTACGGCCTGGGTGCTCTGAACGACTACGGCCTAGCCGTGGACGTGCAGACGGTACGCCTGCACATCTATCAGCCCAGGATTAACAATGTCAGCACCTGTGAGGTATCCACCCAAGACCTGCTCAAATGGGCGGACAGTGTGCGAGAGATTGCCGCTGTTGCCGCTCAGGGCGGCGGGGAGTACCACGCCGGGGACTGGTGCAAATTCTGTCCCCACGCGGGAGAGTGCCGGGAACTGACCCAGACCTGTACCCGCCTGGTGGACAGGTACAACGTGGAGGTCCCGGTCCTGGCCCCGCAAGAGGTAGCCCAAATCCTGGAACAGGAGCCGCTTATCTCTCTGTGGCTCAGGCGGGTAAAAACCCGTGCCCTGGCTATGGCCCTGAACGGTAAGCCCGCCCCCGGATGGAAAGCCGTTGAGGGCAGACAGGGCAATCGAAAATGGAAAGATGAGTTGGAAGCTCTGCATATCCTCGACGCGGCGGGCTACGACCGGGCAGAGACCACGGAGACCCACCTACTCAGCCCCGCCGGTGTTGACAAACTAGTGGGCAAGAAAAAGGCCGCTGAACTGTTGGCGGGCCAGATCGAGCGGTCCCCCGGTGTGCCTATCCTGGTACCGGAAAGCGACAAACGTCCGCCCTATGACCTCGCGAACGACTTCGACAATATTGACTAAAGGAGACTATACCATGAGTGTAAAAATTATGCTGCGTAACGTGCGCCTGAGCTATGAGCATGTGTTCACCCCCACCACGTTTGACGATAGTCAGGATGCAAAGTATTCCGCGACGTTCATCATCCCCAAGGAACACGCAGACCTTGACAAGGTCAAGGCCGCGTTTCACGCCGCCGGTGCGGACAAGTACCCCAATTCCTTCAAGGGCACCGAGTGGCCGAAGGGTTTCACTTGCAGTCTCAAGGACGCAGACGTGCAGACCGACAGCATGGGTGAGCTGCTGGCAGAAAAGAATCCCGCTTATGCCGGTTGCTACATTCTGGAGGCCAACAGCACCCGCCGTCCTGTTGTCGTGGGCCGTCGGAAGGAAGCGCTGACCGCCGACGATGGAGTGATCTACTCCGGCTGCTATGTCAACGCATCTCTGGCCGCTGCCCCCTATGAGTACGGCAAAGTCAAGCGCGGTGTGAAAGCATACCTGAACGGTGTGCAGTTCGTCAAGGACGGTGAACGGTTCGGAACGGACGCGCTGAGCGACTTCGATGACCTGGAAGATGACGATGACTTCACGAACTGAGCCGTCCCGGCGGTTAGTGCTGGACTTAGAGACGTTTTCTAGCGCTGACCTGCCCCGTGGCGGGGTAAAAAAGTACACCGAAGCGCCGGATTTCGAGATTTTGCTCATGTCCTACGCTTGGGACGGTGGGCCGGTGCAACTGTGGGATTTCACCCAGAGCGGCCCGCCGGACTGGTTAGCCCTCGCGCTCCTGGACCCTGCGATTACTAAAATCGCCTGGAACGTGTCATTTGAGCGGAACTGTCTCAACGCGGCCTTTGGCATCTACACCCCGCCCGAACAGTGGCGGGATGTTATGACCATCGCCGCCATGAACGGCCTGCCTATGTCGTTGGACGCGGCTGGCGCAGCCTTGCAGCTCCAACAGCAGAAGCTCGCAACGGGTAAAGCGCTTATCAGGTATTTCTGTATGCCGTGTAAGCCCACCATCTCCAACGGAGGGCGGACGCGGAACCTTCCAGAACACGCCCCCGACAAGTGGGAGCTGTTCAAGGAATACTGTGTGAGAGATACCGCCGTTGAGCAGACGATCTTCGACAGGCTGTCCAACTTCCCTGTCCCGGAATGGGAGCGCCGGTTAGAGGCGTTAGACGCCCGTATCAATGAGCGCGGGGTACTGGTGGACATGGAACTAGCTGAGTCCGCCGTAGCGCTCGACGAACGGTCCCGCGCTCAGAGCGTGGCAGAGATGCAAGCGATCACCGGGCTGGACAACCCCGGAAGCGTGGCCCAGCTCAAGGCGTGGCTTGCGACTAAAAACGTCAACGTGGACAGTCTGAACAAGGCCGCAGTGTCCGAATTGCTAGGCACGGTGACTGACCCAGGCACCCGCCGGGTGTTGGAGCTTCGACAGCTGACAGGCAAGACCTCTACCAAAAAATACCAGGCTATCCTAGACGCGGCCTGTGCTGACCATCGAATCCGTGGCCTGCTCCAATACTACGGGGCGGCACGGACTGGCCGGTGGGCCGGGCGGCGGGTACAGCTGCAAAACCTGGCACAGAACCACCTAGATCATATCGGCACTGTGAGAGAGTTAGTCCGTGCCCGCGACCTGGAGACCCTAGAGCTTGCCTATGACAGCGTGCCCGACGTATTGTCTCAGCTCATCCGCACGGCCCTGATAGCTAAACCGGGGTGTACGTTCCTGGTGGCTGACTATTCGGCGATTGAGGCCCGCGTCGTGGCGTGGATGGCCGGGGAGCAATGGCGAATGGATGTTTTCGCGCAGGGCGGGGATATATATTGCAGTTCTGCGTCTCAGATGTTCCATGTGCCGGTTGTCAAGCACGGCGTAAACGGTCACCTGCGGCAAAAGGGCAAAATCGCAGAACTAGCCTGTATCGCTGAGGGACAATTAGTGCTAACCAATATCGGGTTAGTGCCTATCGAGAACGTGACAACGGCCCACCTCGTATGGGACGGGCAGGAATGGGTAAACCATGACGGCGTTGTTTGCCGTGGAGAACGGGAGGTAATCAGTTATGGGGGATTGGAGGCGACAGCGGACCACCTCGTATGGGCCACGCTCGACGGGAAAAGTGGGACAGTACAGTTCGGAGACGCCGCCACCTGCGGCGCACATCTCTTACAAACCGGAACAGGTAGGAACCCGGTTCGGGTGGGTGACGATCATCGACCCAGAAAAACGATGGAACAAGAGCTGGAACCATTGTTACGTCCTGACCCGGTGCAACGGTTGTGGACGGGAACAATGGCAGTATCTGGACAACCTGAGACGCGGGAAATCCAAGGGTTGTCAGAGTTGTTCTCAGCGTCGGGCGGTTCCCCTTTGGCTGGACAAACGATTCACGGCGGCAAAACAGCGTTGCGAGAATCCGAAAGACGCGAACTACAAGAACTATGGAGCGCGGGGGATAGAGTTTCGGTTCCCCAGTGTGACGGACGCGGCGATTTACATGATCGAGACGAACGGGCTTCCAGACCGGAGTTTAGAGCTGGACCGGATAGACGTAAACGGCCACTACGAGCCGGGGAATCTGCGCTGGGTAACGCATCAACAGAACTGTCAGAATCAGCGCAGGTTTCTGGAAAAGTGAGGGTGTACGACATTCTGAACGCAGGGCCGCGTCACCGTTTCACCGTATCCGGGGTTCTGGTTCATAACTGCGGTTACGGCGGCGGTGTAGGCGCGTTGAAAGCGTTCGGCGCTGATAAAATGGGCCTGTCGGAGGATGAAATGCAAACCATCGTACAGCATTGGCGGCGGGCGTCCCCTACTATCCCCCGTTTTTGGTCTGCGACCGAGCGGGCCGCCCGGTCTGCGCTGGCCCACCCCGGCAAAACGTTTTCCGTCCAGCCCTGCGGGGTGAAATACCGCCGGGACGCGGACGCGCTGCGGTGCAAACTGCCTAGCGGGCGTATCCTCTCCTACTGGCACGCAGACCTGGGCCAGGACGGACACCTGTACTACATGGGTCAGAACCAAACTACTAGGAAGTGGGAGCGGACGGAGACATGGGGCGGCAAACTGGTAGAGAATATCGTCCAGGCCGTGGCTCGTGACTGTCTGGCCGTTGCCCTGCTTCGGCTTGATGATGCTGGTTTTCAAACTCTATTCACTGTCCACGATGAGGTAATAGTGGAGGAACCGCAGGGACGCAGGACATGGCAGGACGTGGCCGAAATCATGGGCCAACCCATTGACTGGGCGCCCGGTCTGCTGTTACGCGGTGATGGGTATGAAACACCATTCTATATGAAGGACTGATTAAATGGGACTAGCACATGATTGGCTTCTTGCTATTGCGACAGGTAACAGCCGGAGGACCAAAAAATGGAAAAATATCTCCATCCCGTGGAGCGAGTTATTAGCCCGTCTGTCCACCACCGTCCGCACCCCGGAAACCGTCGCTGAGTACAAGGCGGCCAGCCGAGACCGGCAGGCTGAGATCAAGGACGTTGGCGGGTTTGTCGGCGGGTACTGCCCGAACGGGCGGCGGTCGGACGTGGAAAGCCGCTCGGTGCTGTGCCTGGACGCGGATTATGCGGATGCTACCCTGTGGGACGATTACCGTAATCGCATCGTCCGCGCCGGGGCGATATACAGCACACACAAACACACCCCGGAAAACCCCCGCCTGCGCCTGGTGATACCACTGGCCCGCGACGTGTCCCCGGATGAGTACCAGGCCATAGGCCGGAAGATAGCTGATATTTTAGGCATCGACAAGTTTGACGATACCACATACCAGCCTGAGCGCCTCATGTACTGGCCCAGTACAAGCCGGGACGGGGAGTACATATTTTACAGCTATGATGCCCCGTTTCTCAACCCCGATGACGTGTTAGCCCTGTATCGGGATTGGCGCGACGTGTCCGCCTGGCCCATGTCCAGCAGGCAGGCGGGCATAGTCCGCCGGGCCGCTAAGAAGCAGGCTGACCCGCTGGACAAGTCGGGCTTAGTCGGAGCGTTTTGCAGGGCGTACAGCATCCGTGACGCTATCGCGGCGTTCGTGCCTGAGTATGAACCCTGTGACGTGCCCGACCGGTACACCTACACGGGTGGCTCAACGGCGGCGGGTGTGGTCGTCTACGATGATAAATTTTCCTTCTCCCACCACGCCACAGACCCGGCCAGCGGCCAACTGTGCAACGCTTGGGACCTGGTACGAATCCACAAATACGGCCCGCTGGACGATGATACAGACCCAGACACTCCGGCCAACCAGCGGCCCAGCTACAAGGCCATGTGCGACTATGCTAGCGACGATAGCCGGGTAAAGGCCCAGATACTGGAAGACCGGCGGGCAGAGGCGGACGTGTTCGACACGCTGGACAGCTCACCCGCCCCCGACAGCTCGACCGCCCCGAACTGGACGGACAAGCTCAAAATGACGGACAAGGGTGCACTGGTGCAGTCCATCGAAAACGCCGTGACGGTGTTGTCTAACGACCCCGATCTAGTGGGCTGTATCGCCCTGAACGAACTGCAAAACAACATCGTCGCGGTAAAACGTCTCCCGTGGCGGGACGTGGGCAAAGAAAGCCCCTGGGTAGACGCGGACGATGCACAGCTGCGCTTGTACCTAGAGCAGCTGTACGGGCTGACCAGCAGGGATAAAATCTTCGATGCCGTGAACGTAGTCGCACAGGCCAACCGGTTCCACCCCATCCGGGACTACCTGGCCGGGTGCAGTTGGGACGGCGTGCCCCGTGTGGACGCCCTGCTCGTGGATTACCTGGGCGCGGATGATACCGAGTACACCCGCGCCGTGACCCGCAAGACCCTAGTTGCAGCTGTGGCCCGAATCTATAACCCCGGATGCAAGTTTGACTATATGTTGACCTTACAGGGGCGGCAAGGCCTGGGCAAATCCGCCATTATTGCCAAACTGGGCGGGCCGTGGTACTCCGACACGCTGACCACGGTAACGGGCAAAGAGGCCTATGAGCAGCTGGTGGGCGTGTGGATTATGGAGGTTGGTGAGTTGGCCGGTATGCGTATCGCAGAGAGTAATGCTGTGAAACAGTTCATCTCTAAGGCGTCCGACCGGTACCGCCCTGCATACGGGCGGCGAATCCAGGATTTCCCCCGGCAGTGCATTTTTATAGGTACTACCAATGAGATGCAGTTTCTCCGGGACAGCACCGGCAACCGCCGTTTCTGGGTGGTAGCCACGCCCAACGACCCGGCCCGTGACATGTGGGCAGACCTGGACGCTGAGACGGTAAAACAGGTATGGGCGGAAGCCCGCCACTACTACCAGGCGGGAGAGACCCTGTACCTGTCCCGCGAGCTGGAAGGGCAGGCCCGACAGGTGCAAGAAGGGTTTGAGGAAGAAGACCCCCACGTCGGCCTCGTGGCTGAGTTTTTAGATCGCCTACTCCCCACGGATTGGGAAGAAAAAGACCTGTTTGATCGCCGTCAATGGCTGGAATCTGGAGCAGTTGGGACCGTCCAGCGTGAGACGGTCTGCACCGCCGAAATCTGGGCGGAAGCCCTGGACGGAGACCCCCGGAAGTTCGACCGCTACGCTGGTATGAAAGTTCGGGCTATCATGGGCAAAATTCCGGGTTGGCGGGCCTGCGGAAACCTGAAAATCGTCGTAAAGCCCTACGGGAGACAGCGGTATTTCAAACGAAAGGGGGCGCTGTGAGATGTTAGAGAAATTTCTGGAACAGAAACTCGTGCGGAGTGTAAGAGCCGCCGGGGGTATGTGCCTGAAATGGTCCAGCCCCGGAAACGCAGGGGTACCGGATAGAATCGTACTACTGCCCGGCGGGCGCGTGATCTTCGTCGAAATGAAACGCCCCCAGGGCGGGCGTTTGTCCGCCCTGCAAGAATGGTGGGCGCTTGAACTCACAGACCGGGGTTTTGCCTATGACTGCATTTGGGATGAGCAGGATTTGCAGTCATTCGTGGAAACGGAGTTAGGAGGTGGTCAGAATGAATTTTAGCCCCTACCCACACCAGGAAGCCGGTATTAACTGGATACTGAGCCGCCCATCCTGTGCCCTGTTTTGGGGCATGGGTTAGGCAGCGGGAAAACCGTCACCACGCTAACCGCCCTGAACACTATCCTCTATGATTTAATGGAGGATGGTCCCGCGCTGGTGATAGCCCCTAAACGGGTGGCAGAAAATACCTGGTCTACCGAGTGCGCAAAGTGGGAGCATCTGCAACACCTGAGAGTGTCCCGTGTCACCGGTTCGGCCCGTGAACGGCTCGACGCTCTGGCCCGTCCGGCTGATATATACGTTACCAACCGGGAAAACGTGGTTTGGTTGTGTGAGCAGTCCAAAACCTGGAAGTTTCCGATAGTTGTTATTGACGAACTCTCTAGCTTCAAATCGGCGCAGGCCAAGCGTTGGAAAGCGTTGAAACAGGTTCGGCGGCGTATGCGCCGCGTGATTGGGCTGACCGGTACACCCCGCCCGAACGGCCTAGCCGACCTGTGGCCTGAGTTGTACCTGCTGGACGGTGGCCGGAGACTGGGCCGCACACTCACCCAGTTTCGGCGGGACTACCTACTGCCCGACAAATCCAACGGGCCTATCGTGTACAGTTACCGGCCCAGGCTTGGGGCGGAAGAAGAGGTTTATAGCCTAATCTCTGATATATGTATGTCGATAAAAAAGGAAGATGTTATCTCCCTTCCGGGCCAGACCTACCACGATATTCTGCTGCCTGCCCCGCCTGCCTTGATGAGGCAATACAAACAGTTTGAGCGGGAGCAGGTGATGGAGTGCCTGGACGGAGACGGGCAGATCGTGGCCACGTCCGCCGCTACGTTGAGTAACAAATTGTTACAGTTTGCGAATGGGGCTATCTACGATACCGACGGACAGACCCACAGCATCCACTCGCTGAAACTGGAAGCCCTGGAAGAGCTGGTAGAACGTGCGGGCGGGGACAGCGTGCTAGTGCTGTACAGCTACAAACACGATGCCGAACGAATCCGGCGGCGCATACAGTGCCGGACGTTGGACACCCCGGCGGATATAGAGGCATGGAACCGGGGAGAAATCCCCGTAGCCCTGGCCCACCCGGCCAGCATCGGACACGGGCTTAATCTGCAATACGGCGGGCATATCATTATCTGGTTTGGTCTGCCCTGGAGCCTAGAGCTGTACCAGCAGGCAAACGAACGGCTAAACCGCCCCGGACAGCGGAACGTGTGCCATGTGTACCATCTCATGCTAGCCGGTACGCACGACAGCCGGGTACTAAAGGCCCTGCAAGATAAGGATTTTGGACAAGCCGGGGCGATTAACGCCCTGAAATTAGAGGTAACAGGAGGTAAACAGGTATGAGTAGCGTCCATCTGTTAGAGTGGCCCCAGGAACGGGACTGGTGGGAGGTAAAACGTCGGGCACTGGTGACGGTGGGGCTTAACCCCGTCAGCCCGCCCTCGATGGAGTGGCGGCGGAAAATCCTGGAAGCGCGGCACAGCCCCATCCGGTACCTGCGTTTCGCCTTTCTGTCAACAGATATGCCCTACTGGTTGTCTGTCCATCTGGCCCGGCATATCCACGCACAGCCCTATGTAAAATCTCAGCGCAACGACAGACAGGACGCCTATGACCGGAACAGCGCCCCGCAGGATGCCCCGGTGAGCATGATTTGGGACATGAACGCAGAGGAACTTATGACTATCGCTAACAAGCGTCTCTGCACAAAAGCCGCCCCTGAGACCCGTGCTGTTGTACTAAAAATGTGCAAGGCGGTGTTGGCGAAATGTCCCGAATTTTCGGGCCTGCTGGTGCCTATGTGCGACTACCACGGCGGACAGTGCCACGAGATGGAGCCGTGCGGGAAGAGGGGGACGGACAAATGAGGCAGAAACCGCGCCGGGACCGGGACGCTATTATCCCCTACCGGGAACGAATCTTGCTCCTAGCAAAAATCCTGTACAATGAGACCGACAAGGACAACCCCGTGACGTTGACGGAGTTGTTGGACGTACTCGACACGGCATACGGTAGGGGTGCAAAACGGACCACGTTACAGGCTGATATTAAGGCCATTAGTGAAACGTTATTCCCCGTTAACTACTATTACATGCAGGACCACGGATACGGATATTACAGAGAGGATGGAGATAAATAATGCTCACAGGAAACGAAATCAGACTGCAAGTGGAGTCTAAGCGGCTCGTGATCGAACCGTTTGACCCCGCCTGCATCGGCCCGAATAGCTACGACGTGCATTTAGCCCCGGACATGTTTGTTTACAGGGAGCCGGTGCTTGATACCCGCCGGGAGAACCGGGGCCGGTCGTTCCGCATCCCGGATGAGGGGTTAGTGCTCCAACCCGGTACGCTGTACTTGGGTGCTACCGTGGAATCTACGGAGTGCATAGATTTAATCCCTATGTATGAGGGCCGCTCTAGCATGGGACGGTTGGGACTGTTCAGCCACATTACCGCTGGCTTCGGGGACGTGGGCTTCCGGGGCCGCTGGACGTTGGAGTTGGCAGTAGTCCAGCCCGTGCGGATATACGCCGGTATGCGTATCGGGCAGCTGTCGTTCTACCGCCCGGATGGGGAGGTTTTACAGCAGTACGCCGGGAAATACCAGAACCAGGCGGGAGCAACGGCAAGCCGGGCATATCGAGATCGAGAATGGGGGCTAGACTAATGCAGGGCGCTAGGTATCGGCTGTGCCGCAAATGCGGCCAGCGCTGGAACGTGTCAGCGCTGGAGCCGGGAGAACGGGTGTATATCTGCCCCGTTTGTGATTGGAAAGCCCGCCGTTCCCGGCGGGCGCAGGAGGACTAAAAAAAAAAATGAAAATTCCAGAAACTATGAACGCTTGGGCCGATTGGCGCAACTATACCACGGAGCCCGCAATGCTCGAATCATTGGCTGAGGAGTGTACCGAATTAGCGCAGGCGGCATTAAAAACGGCGCGGCTGATTCGGGGTGAAAATCCAACGCCTATCCCAAGGGAAGAAGCGGAAGCGAATCTCCTGGAGGAGTTCACGGATGTTATCAGCTGCGCTATCGCGTTTGGGTTGAAAGTGGACGCTGCGCAGTCGGTTAGAAAATTCCGTAGGATGCAGGAACGATACACAAAGGCCGTAGGCTGTGACTGGAAAGCCCGCCGGGAGCAGCGGACGCGGGAGGTGTGAGCTGTGGAACTGTTGATAGTCAACGGTTGGGCGCGTACCGTGTACCGCCCGGAAGATTTTGAGGCGTTAATCCGTGAGAACATGGGGGATGATGCCGCCGATTATTTCCGCCGCTTTTATGTGCAGCTGGGTGAGAAATCAGCCCAGGAACGCGAGTTAGTGCAGGCGGACCTAGACTACATGATGGAGGAATTGGAGCAGGATAGCAGAGCGTTCCGGGAAATCTATGAGATCGTGGAGAAAATTCAGGGGCTTTTCAACCAGCCCCGCACCCGTTGGAAGGACATTAATGGGCTGGTTGGTTGCATCGGTGAGTTGGCGCGGGACGCCATATAATAGGAGGTATAGCATGGACAACAAAAAATTTACTGCCCTGGTGGACGAACTCAGAAGCCGCAGTTTTGACACCCTGATTGCAAAAAACGCGAAATATGCGGGCTGTGTGGACGATGCACTTCACAATTTCCGCACCGGGGCCGCGTTTACCGGGGACACACTGGCCCGGACCTGTTGGGGCTACATGGCTAAACATCTTGTAGCCCTGCACGACATGGTAATCACAAACCAGTTTGATGATCGAGACGATTTCCTGGAAAAATGCCAGGATGCAGTAAACTATATCTGCATCCTGTGGGCCATTGGCAATGAGCAGCGCGAAATCATGGGCATGGCCCGCGCATGGGAGGAAGGGGCAGAGAAATAAAAGCCAAAGGCCGGGGAGTAATCCCCGGCCTCTTCTTCGTCCACATATTCCATTAAATCACCGGGCTGACAGCCCAGCAGTTTACAGAGTTTGTCGATGGTCACAGTCTCAAACCCGCCCGTGCCGTTCAGCGCTTTTGCAATGATAGTCGGGCTGATACCGGCCTTTCTCAGCCGGTATTTAGCTCCACGCTCTTCGAGCTTCGCCTTAAATCCGTTGTAGGTAATCATTAGCACACCGCCAATTCTGTTTTGAGCTGTACCAGCGTTTCTGTGTCTACCGATTCCGGCCATACTGCGGCTCGGCGGACCTGGGCGCTGAACCGCTTAACCCTGGCCAGCCGCTCTCTTTCTTCGGGCGGTCTCACCGTCTCTATTTCGTCCCAGTCCAGCTCTTCAGGGTCCATGCTGGATTCAAAATCCAGTACGTTTGTAAAATCCAGGCCCAGGATGAGCGCCCCCTGCAACAGGGCCGGGTCAAGGTGGCCTTCCCGGTAGGTCAGTACTTCCCCATCGTCAAAAGTCACGGTCGTGATAACCAACCGCCGGGTCTCCGTCTCTTGAATTTCGCTCTTAACAGCTACGAGTTTCATAGTGTCCATCCTTCCTGCCTTTCGGCTATCCGTTTCCTTTACTGTGCCTTTATTGTACCCCTATTTGTACAATAATGCAATAGGCAGACTGTACAAAAACCAGTACAATTCTTTGTTCAATCTGAAAAGAAAAAAAAACCCACCGGCTAAATCCGGTGGGTTTTTTTTGTTTGAAAGCGGAATTTTCGAGTGGTACGTTCCGTCTTTCATTATAGCACTGGGCGCTCGAATCGTCAAGCATTTTATCATAGCTCACTCAAACAGGCCTAACCGGCCCAGCACAGCGGCCAGCTCATCCCGCTTGACGGGACGTTCCGGCTCGGTGCCGTCTACGACGCCTTTCAGCGTAGCCGCCTGCCAATGGCCCTGTTTTTGGCTCCACTCAGGTTCTGTCAGGGCTGCCGCGTAGGTCATGGCCCTGGTATACAGCGCGTATGCCTGCGCCCCCGTCATCTCTGCCAACAGCTTGTCGATATCCATATCCTCATCCTCTCTGCCCGCAAGGCGGGCGTTGACCTGCCCGGCAATCCACGGATGCAGGTTGTACAGGTAGTCCCCCGGACACACCTTGTCTGTCCGCGTCCAGCGGTGTACCACCATGTTTTGTGCGGCCCAATTACCCATCAAATCCCGCCGTCCGTGCCACAGCAGCGCTTTAATACCGTTCCGCTGGCAGATGTCGGTCAGCAGGTCGAGCAGGGCGGACAGGGCGGCGTCGGTTACCCGGTTCGGTGCGGCAATGTCGCTTGCCACCTCAATAGATACTATTTGATGGTCAATCGGGTTTGACGTACACCATGCCCGATCTGATTCAGGCACGACTAAGGCAATGGACCCGTCCCCACCTACCGCATAGTTGCAGGAAGCACCATTTTTCCGGTCGTAGGTGGTAAACCGGCCCAGGTCCGCCGTGTCCCGTGCGCGTTTGTTCCGTCCGCCTGCGGTGCAATGGATAGCTACGCCACGGATAACGCCGTTCCGGGGGCTGGTTCGGTTTGGGGAGATTCGGGTATAGGTTACGAGTTTACTGTTGCTCATACTGTTTCACCTCTGGCAGGCCTGCAACGCTGGTCAGCAGGGAGATGATACCGGCCAGCACCGTAGCGGACAGTACAACCGGCCAGTCAACGGCGGACAGTACAGCCGCCGCACCGATGCAGGCAATAGCGGTCTGCGCCATAGTCCGCACGGCCCGAACAAGCGCCGCTTTTAACCAAACCTTGTTAATCATAGGTATTACCCCCTATCTATTGGAAGTTCTTCGATTTCAGAAATCACAGTGTCCAGGTGGCCGTTACCACCCAGGGCTTTATAGGCCTTGTGCATCTCAAGCAGATTCTCTTTATCCACCAGTCTAATACAGCCCTTATTGATATAGCACTGCCCTAAATAGCGAACGCGGTCGATCATTAGGACTTTCTGGGCGGATACAAGAGCGGTTAGCCTATCGTCCTTCCGGTCCTGTTTTGCCCAATGTCGATTGAGCAGGGCTATTATAATAGCGGATAGCCCGCCGCCGCCGAACGCGGCTAAAATGAGTTGCGCGATAGTACCCAAACGGAATACCTCTCTATACTATGTGTTAGGCCCCCGATGAACGGGGGCCTTTTTGGGGTTTACGCGACAGAAGCGCCATCGGCATCAGCAGTGCCGCCGTATTCCTTGGGCACCAGTTCGGGCAGGCCGCTGTCGATCAGCACCTCTGCGACCTGCTTTTTCAGAGCGTTGGGCACCTTATCGAATGAGGTTTTGCCCAGGATAACGCGCTGTGCGAAAAACATAGCCATCATTAAACCATATCCTTTCTGTATTAGTTTGTTTATGATAAAGCTTGCTAGAAGCTTAACCATCACTGTAAACCACACCCGCCATTTCTGCGATACAGTCCTCGATAAAATCAGACCGCTCCGTTTGGGCCTGCACCTGGGCTTTCAGCAGCTTATTTTCCGCCTTCAAATCCTCCATAGTCACGGGCTTCTCCGGGGTGGTACCCGGTTCGGGGTCTGGTTCCGGGGACGGTTCGGGTGGTTCGACCGGCTCAGGAATGGGCGGGTCGGAGAATGTGCCCGTCTCAGGGTCGTACACCTGATTCTGTTTTACTGCTGTATCGTCTGCAACGTGCAGCAGTTTCGCCACAAAATCGGGGGCATAGCGTTGCTCAATGGGGATACCCGGAAAAATGGGGTCTTCGTCGGGAATAAGTTCCGCGACGGTATTATTGGTTAACAGGATATACATCTATGATTTGTCTCCTTTCTTACCAGGTTATAACGACGACGCCGGAACCCTTACCAGAGGAACCGTCTTGCCCGCTGTTACCACCCGCACCAGCACCAAAACCAAGATATGGAACGGTTGTATCTGTAATAGAATAGTATACCCCACCTGCACCGCCGTTCCCGCTTCCGTCGCAGAGAAGAGGATGAGTCACCGCCTCTGTAAATGTGCTTGTCATTCCGTTCCCGCCATGCCCGCCGAAAACCTTGGAACCGATAACATACCCACCGGCCCCGCCGCCGCCGCACGCCTCAAAACCATAGCCGCCCCTGCTATATCCAACCCCTCCGGGGGCCTTCCCTGAACTGGCCGCGTACCCACCACCACCACCAGGGGCTGTTACAAAAGCGCCGACAGACGAAGTCCCGCCGTTTGCGCCAGAAGTGCCGGACGTATCATAGCTACTATTAGACAAACCGCCTGCACCACCCTCTCCGGCAGCCCCGACAGTTACCGGGATAGCATCTGTAGACGGTAAAGCGAACGAAAAAAACACAATATGGCCGCTACCGCCACCGCCGCCGCTTCCGACGTTACCATTACCTCCGCCGCCTCCGCCGCCGTAGCCTCCGCCCCCAGCCCCGGTAACGGGGGAGCTATACTTCCCAGACGAGAATATACCCCCCGTCTTCCCAGCGTCCCCGCCTTTGCCGCCTGCGGCGCCGGTATAGCGGGCTGAGCCACCGCCTGCACCGCCGCCGCCGCCGCCGACGCAGACGCCCTGAATCACGTCACCGGTCTTCAGGCCATACGTTGCAGGGTTGAATACGCCGCTTTCCTCGAAAATTACCATTCCCATTAGATAAACCTCCCCGTCATTAGCCTTTGAAATGTGCTTTCCTTGCTCTTTTTGGTATACTCCGCATTCGCCCGAAATGCGTCCTTCGGCTCGGATGTTGTCGGGTCAATGCCTAGATCGTTGCACACGTCATCCGGTAGCACGTTTGCCTTGTTGTAGGCGCTGCCCTCCTGGGTGGCATCGTCCGCATAGGATAGCACACCCTCTACCACCTGCCCGTTGTCCAGAGTGATTTTTACCCGGTTTGCCTTGCCGGGCGCGGGTACCCTATCAAACATTAAAAACACCCCCTGCTATCATAAACGGTGTAGCCGCCTGCCGGATGAGATACCCGGCCTGTATTTCCTGCAAGATAATTTCTAGTCTGTACAAGATTTCTTCTATCGCGTTGGCCTGTTGCCACGTCAACGCGCCCATACTGTCAGGCGCATCGGACGCGACGTAGGGCAGGCAGTCCCGCAATTTGTGGATGTTGGCGATGTACACGGCCATTTGCTCGGTGTCCTGTATGCTATCCTCTGCCCAGTCTGTCACCGGGACGGTGGGCACTGTGTAGCCCATATCGTGCAGTACGCCGGTCAGGTAATCCACCGCCGCACCGACACGGTTTAGGTCGGTTGCGTTGTATGCACCTTTCATCCCGGCCACGAACTCAGCCCGTTCCGCCGCCGTAGCCGTCCCTGCTACTAAGGCAGCTGTCAGCCGTTTTACCCGTTCGACGTCGGACTGTGTGCGGTCGAAAATCAGATTATCTAATTGCTTCGGCATCACAGGCCAACCCCCCGTCGTAACTGTAATCCAGCTGTGTGATAATCGCGTCCCCGTTGACGCCATACACGTCATCTATTTTAGCCGTGTCCAGCAGTTCAAGGGCTGGATTACCCCGCGTGGTCAGCTCGTAAGACACGCGCCGCTGTACCCACGCAAGTAACCAGTTAGCCACCTGCTGACCAAGCGCGGGCGTGACACACGGGTTAGAAACCTCATAAACCCGCTCTATGTCATCGCTTGCAATGTTCCTACTATAGTATACCACATCCTCGCCGTCTGTGCCCTGTCCGGCTGTCAATTTAATGGAATTGTAGAGCTGTCCCACCTTAATTTGTGCGGCGCTGTGCTGCACGTCAAGCGTCCACTCATCCGCAGGTGTGGATAGGGCGGGCCGGGTGAAATGCAGGGCGTTAGTCCTATCAATGTAGCAGGTACACATAGCCGCCTGAGCGCATAGACGCAGGGCCTCCCGGATGCTGGTATTTTCCGGAACGGTGTTACCGATCACCACCCCGTCAAGACCAGCGTCGTACACAGCGGTAAACTTGTTGGACACCTTAGCAAGCAGGGCGGTTACAGCCGCTCTCAGCGTCCACGTCCCGGAACCGGCCCCCGTGTACTCCACGTTATCCAGCACATACAGCCAATCGTTAAACGTGATACTGGCAGTCAGGCCCCCGTCCTCGCTTTCGGCGGTGGTGAAATAGGCTCTACCCATGTACACAGCGTCACCATTAACAGCTATTGTCCAGTCCATAAACTGCCCATCTTGTAGGTAGGCATACAAGCCGGACGGGTTTACCATGTTGTACAGCTGCTCACTGTTATCTACCGTAGCCTCGACCTCAGCAGAGGGCAGGGACTCAGCAAATGGAGAGATGGACTGCCTGATTTCCACTCCCTCGATGGTGTCCGCGTTGTAATCGTAGCGGACACCGAACCGAACGCCGCACACGCGCACCCTCCGGTGCGGAATGGCGGATTTTGTAAACGTGAACCGCACACGCCGATAGTCCTGCGTGGGCAGGCTGATAACGTGGATATAGTCGGTGGGGCTGGTGGTGGTTGTACCCAGCTGTACCCCGCTTGCGTCCCATGCCGTTGTGACGATTTCCGCCGGGTGGTTTTCGGGTTGGGTATCATCAAAGATCAAGGTAAACCCGTAGCTGTCCTGATTCTCCGGGAATGTAAACTCCAAATAGGGCGCGGAACTGTATACTCCATCGTCCCCGGAGAGTACAGCGCTGTTCCATCCGGTCTGCTCACCGGGGTACAACTCGCGGGAGCCGTCCAGCACCCACATATTTTTTTCCAGGCTGGTATAGTCCCCGCTCATCTGCTCCACACCGTCCACCGTCTGCCCAATTCGGGAGACGGTGGACTGCGCGGACGATGCAGGGACGGCCAACTCTGCCGCTTCCGGAGCCACAACGCCAAACGAAAACGACAGCTCTACCCGGCGGGTATCGGTGTACGGGTTGTAACCGGTTGGGACAGATACCATCATGCCACCCCCTGCGCCGTAGCGGTCAGCTCAACGTTATACCACACGGGCGCACCGTTGAGGAATTTGAAAATCTTTTGACTACCGATCTCGATGGTGAACGCACCAGAAACAGTCTGTCCCGTGGGGTCGGGGTAGGAAATCGTCACAAACCGGCCCGAACGGGCCAGCTGTACGACCTGGGCCAGCAGGTCAGCCGGTACCCACTCCCACGTTGCAGACAGCTCGGTACGCCACCCCAGTACATCGCGGACGATCTTACCGGACGCCATAGTAGCCTCTTGACTCTCATAGCCGCCGCCCACCTCTAGGGTTTTGGTTCGGGGCATCTCAAGCCCGCCAATGGTAATATTTGCCATTATTAGTATTGCCCCCTTTGCCGTCCCACCTGTTTCAACGGGTCGTAGACTACCTCTGCAATCTGTTTCCCGTTGAGGTTTACCGGGATTACCACGGTTTGCACTCCACCGGCCCCGGCCATAGCTAGGCCAGCGTTACCGTTTACCACGCCTGCCGCTGCGTCCATCAAATCCCCACGAGACAGGGTCTCGAACGGGGACAGTACGGTATCCGCGATTTGCCGGTTAATGCGCTCCATCTCAGCCATAAACCCGGCCCCGATACCCTGGGCCAGGGGTTTACCTACCATGTTCCGCGTCACTCGTGACGGGCTGTGGATATCAGCCGCCGCCCGCATAGCGGCGATAGCACTGGACACGATACGTTGAGCTGTGGCGTACAGCGCCCCGCTTCGGTTGTTCATACCGTCGATCAGGCCCTGAATACTCTGGATACCCAGGTTCCGCATCTCCTGCTTCATGCCGTCCAACTCACCAGGGAGTTTATCGACAAACTCATAGCCCAGCAGTTGCAGTTCGTCGGCATAGAATTTCTGCGCCACGGCCTGGGCCTCTGCCTGTTTTTTCTCCCACAGGGCAATATAGTCACTGTATTCTTCGTCCGTCATAGACAACAGTTTCTCGGTGTAGGCCGTGGCCTTGTCAACGTCCATACCGATGATTTCGTCAAGCAGGCTATCCGATACGCCCCGGTTTTTGAGGCTGTCCAGTGCATCGCCGTATCTCTGGATACCGTCAATCTGCTCTTGCAGGTCGGACAGCTCCAAAAATTCCCCAGTTTCGTCCTTGACGGACTGGAACAGTTCGCCATAGTTCCGCAGTTTGTCGGCCATACTTTCCTGAGCTTTTTCAATCTCAGACAGGGCTGCCTCATACTCCGTGCGAAACTCTTTCACAGCGCTTAGTTGTGAGTTAAGCGCTTCCTTCGTTGCATCGTCAAGACCGGTATCCTCTAACCGCTTTGTAAGTTCTTCCTCTTTCGCCACTAGGCGGTTGTTAAGCTCACTGGTGAGGTCGACAACCTGGTTGTAAGACTTCTTGTAAGTGTCAACGCTAACATTAAGCCGCTTTGCGGTATCGTCAAGCAGTCTCTGGTTGGTTTCTTTCCAGGTATCTTCCACCTCATCCGCTGCACCCGCCGCAACAGCTACGACTTTGGCAACCTGGGACTTTTCCGCCCGGATAACGTAGCTCTCACCGTCCCGGATGCCCAACGCGGTACCCTTCGCCAACTGTACGCCCACTTCGTCGCGCATCACACGAGACGGAGAATGGATACCCGCCGCCGCCTTGGCTGCGCTGACCGCAGAACGGACAACACTGGTAATCGCGCTAGACAGTACGCCGCTTTTTGCCTGTACACCCTGCGCCATACCGGCCACCATCTGATAGCCTACCGCGGGGAAACCGGCGCTTGCAACTGTCCAGTCGGCGGAACGTTTAGCGTTAAAAATCATAGACTGAACGGTTGTATAAATCCCGGCCATAGACGCCTTAAAACCGCTGTCGATGTTCAGCGCGGACGTAGAGCCGGGCTGTTGGAACCCAGCACCGGCTACGGCAGAATCCGCGTGGGAGCGGGTACCCTGAATCATGCTTGACACAGAACCGAACACCTGAGCGGAAGACGAAGAGATGCCGGATGCAAAATTTTGGTCCACCTGTCCGCCCAGGCCCTGGAACCCTGCGCTTTGTACACCGGAACTAGCTGTATTTTTCGCGCCGGTTACCACCCCAGACGTTGCGTTATTTACCTGGCCAGTGCCGCCGGAAATGCCGGATGCAAAATTACTAGATACCTCTGCGCCCTGGGCTCTGGCCGTTGCATCTGTGGCCGGGTTAGACACACCCTGAGCGGCGGCGTTCGCGGCGGACCCACCGGCGGCGTTTACCGTGCCGGTATTGGAGATAATGCCAGCGGCTAACAGGGTATCGTAG